GTATTTAAAATTGATATCAACCTTGACCAACAATGGCAAATAGAGCAACTTCAGCCTTTCTCGATAACCCTCATCCAGTCGGAGTCAACTATGTTGATGAAGGGTCTCGTCAATTCGTTGCAGTCGCTGAGCTTTTAGCTTCAAAGTTGATTGCTAGTAGTAGAGAGTCAGATGAAAGTAATTCAGATGTACCGTTCGTTCAGGCATATAGCAAGTTCGCTGATGATAATCCACGTCATCTTCGTGTTAAGACGGGAGGTAAGATGGCAAATGCATTGACTAATGTCATTAGATCATATTATAGTATAAATGCACCAGCTATTGTACCACAAGTCGAAATTGATCGCTTAGCTTCAAAGGCTACGGTTTCAGGTGACATGTACAATTCATATGCTGTATTTAACAGTGTTCCAATTGTTGAGGTACTCAGTCCAGCTCAAACAACTGTGTCAATAGTAGGTTCAGACAGGGCCGATGTTACCATGCTTAACACTGGAGCCGGAGCCGCGAACATAACCTTTAACTTTGGACAGATAGCTGAAACAGTTATACTTAAAGGTTCAGTTCCTTTCCAATTAGCACGCGCTAATCAGCCAATGCCAGCAGCACGTTTTACATATAAACTTCGACCACTGGACGGACCATTCATAGTTGTATTACCAGTTGGAAATCCATTAGTGATTAGTGCTACAGCAGCAACACGTATACAGGTTCCTCTTGCTTTCAACAAAGCTCTAGTTGAATCTGGATTTCAAACGGCAATGAATGATGGGCTGTTTGATGCGCAGAATGTCAATTATTACTCTAGCTTCGACGAATTCATCATAGCTCAATATCATGCATTAGATGGTATAAACAGAGTGTCCACTTGTGTCGTTCTGGGATTAGCTTTGCAAGCATACGATCAAATGCGTAGAGCACTACCTGTCCGACGAGTGTAGAGCATTCGTGAGTGGCTCGTCACCCTCACGTTGCTCGACCAAACCAAAGAATGCTGATTGTTCTATTTTGACATTGTTTGGTTTTATTCGAGCATTGTAGGGTGGCCCTTGGGAGTGAGCCATTAGCTCCCAAGTCCTACTATGTGAGATCAAGGTGTGGGGATACAATTTGACCGAC